CCCTGACACTTAAACGATAGCGTCTGTCGAAGCCGTGATGTTTGTATTGAGTGCCACTTCACCATCGGCGTTCGCAATCGCAATGGGCTGGAAGAACTGCATGTCAGCACCAACGAATGCTTCCGTAATGTTCGCCGCATCGTCCTGAAGGCGAGCATGAATATTCGGCCCGACATTCCCAGTCGTGGTGGCAACGGCGGTAAAGATCACGTCCGCTGCATTGCGAGTGCGTGCAAAGCATGGCCGGTCCCCGTAGACGGTCAGGTTCACCGCCGCAGTTGTGACGTTCTCGATGCACGCAACGGCGAAGTTACCGTCAATCCAGAAGTTCCGGATAACGATGTTATCGCCGCCCACGATGGTAATTGCCGTGTCGGCTCCGGCCGCCGCCGCGCCGCGGTGCGTCCAGCCGTCGATAAGAAGACGGTCGGCGTTTGCATCGGTCACGATGAAGTCGGTCGCCTGGCCGGTAACGTCGCGGGTCTCGATGTCGATCAACGAGCAATCCGCTGCATTGATATCAATCGGGCCGGTCAGCGCGTCGATACCTCCCGTGAACAGGAAGTTCGACATCGTGATATTGGCCGCGTCGACATCCATATCGGCACCGACCGCGGTGGTGAAGTTGATGGTCGGACGGGCATCGCCGCTACCGAGGCCAACCAATGTGATGCCGGCAACGTCGAGGGCGAGGCCAGCGGCCGCGATGACCGTCTCGGTGTGGCCGGGCTTGACCATGATAACATCGCCATTGTTCGCGGCGCAGCGGCCAACGGCATAGTCGATGGTGGAAAACGGGCGATCGAACGTGCCTTTGTTGCCGTCCGAGCCGGCACCGGAGTCAACCCAGAAGACGTTGCCGGCATAGGTGTTGAGCAACGGCATACCGCGCACCGCGACACCGTGATTGAAACCGTTGGGATAGTGAGACATGGGCATATCAGGAATTCCTTGTTTCCTAGAACGAGGGCGTAGACCCCGAAGGGCCTACGCTTCTCAGTCACCGGACTTGCCGGCAGTTCAGGTTGTATTACGCGCCGGGGCTTGCGTAGCAGCCACGCCAGTCGGACCAGCCGAAGACGTAGCGTTCACGCGCGCGGTAGCGCATGTTCCCGGTCTCGAAGTCGCCTTCGACCTTCCGGGAGACCTTCTTGCGGACGAAATGCTTCAAGCCGTCCGGGCAGTCGGTTTCTACAAACCAGGCGTCCGCGTCGGTCAAACGAGTGACCACGGCGGGGCCTTTGCTGTAGAAGGCGCTGCGACGGGCGCGCACGGCGTTGATATCCCGGTCGGCCGTCTCCGGTCGGCTCGGGTTCAACATCAGGCGGGCCGCGTTGTACTCTTCGTCCGGGGGGACGATGAGCTGCATCGGCATCATCGCGACCGGCAGGCCCCGATCATCCTTGGCCTTACGGATCTGGATCAGCAAGGTTTCCATGGAGGTCTCCGACAGATCCGCTGGGGTCGCCAGTTCGTTGGACTGGTTGCCGCCCGAATCGGTCGGATGGTCGGTGGCAAAGAGTTCCTTGCCATCGCCGCCTGGGTAATTGCTGTCAAAGCCGTTGTTGAAGATGTTGGCGCCCTTGACCTCCTTGGTGTGCTGCATCGATCGCGCGAGCGCTTTCGAATACTTCGCACCGAGATTGCCGTAGAGGCCGTCTTCGACCGCTTCTTCGGTGATCGCGAACGCAAGAGCGATGGTCTCGTTGGTGTAACGAGCAGTCCACTGCTCCGATCCGGAATCGTAGGTCACGCCTGCTCCTTCGGCCTTCACAACCGCCGCCCCGAGGCCGCTCATCAGCGTGTCTTCCTCGTAGGCTTTGGTCGAATTCTCGACCTTGAAGCAGTCTCGCCATTCCTCGGGATACTGCCGATACTCCAGACCGAAGACCGTATTGAGACCTTCCTGGAGCTGCTTCTTGAAAAGTGCTCTGTTCATTGCCATGGTTACGGTCCTTCCCTAGACGCCCGGTGTGGCTTGATCGGCGGCCGTCAACTCGTGCTCGTAGATCTGAACTTCGAGTTCGACATTGGCCCCCCAAGCGTTTTCGGGGTCTTTCACCAGATCGAGAATGCGCAATTGCGCGGTGCCGGTGCCGGTCGTGGAATTGACTTCCTGACCGCTGCGCCCAGTGGTCGTGGACCCGGCATGGGTTGAGATCATGTCGGCGAGTTGGCCAACATCTGCGGCGGCAACAGCCCCATCGGCCTGCGCACGGAAGACGATATTCGGATCGTCGTACACGTAGGCATAGCCATACGAGCCCTGCACCGACTGTGCTGCGGGCCAGTATTTGTTGAAGACCTGCTCGCCACTGTCGTTGACGAAATGGCAGCCTTGGAAGACGCCAAGCACACGGTCACCGGCTGCGGCGACCTCGATGCCTCCGCCGGCTACCAGTTTCACGAGATCGCCCGCGAAAATGGCCGTCGCGTAGTCATCGGCAATGCGGTATTCGTTCGCCCGAATCGTACCACCTGTCAGGTGGCGAACAGGCGTGAACCCGCGCGGGTTATCGGCATTTGCCATAACCTTTGCTCCTCTAATCGAATTTTCAGGATGCGGCGCGGGTCGTCAGGCTTTCGCCGGCGCCGTCCGACTAATCGTCGTCGGTGGCCGGTCGTGGCCTTCCCCGCGTCACGGTGGATTTGTTTCTCAGCGACGGCTGTCCGAGCCCGGAACGAGGATCGTGGACGTTGTGAAGGTCGCCCTCCACGCCTTGCATGAGCAAGTTCGTCATTGCCTGGTTCTGGCGCTTCTGACGGCGCTGCGTCTTTTCACGGCGCTCCATGAGAACCATACCCTCGACACCGATATACCCGGCATATTCGCCGTGCTGGATTGACGGGGCGTAGAAGTTCTTTGGAACCGTGTCCATTGATCGTGGCCGCCAGGCTTGATTGCTGCGCCGCGCCACGTTGCGAGGGTCGGGAAGGCCGTTGATCGTCGTTCTGATCCACCGCTGCACATATCCCGGCCTTGCAGGCGGGGCGTCCAGAAGTTCGGGCGGTTCCCAATCATCATCGTAATCGTCATCATCGTGGACATCATCACCACGGGCTTCTTGGTCGCGGGAGAGGCGTTCGTCGTCCTCGTCCTCATCGTAGTCTTCGTCGATGTCGAGGGCTTCTTCCTCGACGGTCTCCAGCGCTTCCTGCGCCTGGACAGTGCGGTTCCGGTTGCGGTTCCGCGTTCTCTTTCGTGGCGGCCGGGCCACGCCGTCTTCGGCCAAATCTGCATTCGCCATCTCGGGACTCCCTTACTGGCGTTTGAGGTTGCTACTGCGCTGCACGCGCGGAGCGTTGTTTTTCCATGGCGAATGCCCTGACGGCTTCTGGGTCTTGCGGGTCCAGACCGAAAGTACGCATTTGCTGGAAGTCAGCCGGCCCAAGTTTGACCTTGCTGCCCTGCTGTTGTGCCCCGTTCGGCGCTGCCGGTGGGGCGGAGGGGGGGGCAACAGGCGTTGCGCCCTGGGTCTGCTTCCTTGGCTGGGGCCGCGGGGCAGGGTCGTCATCGTCGTACAAATCGGGGAACGCCGCTGCGATCCTTCGGTCCATCTCGACGTAATATTCATCGGTGCCCACGTCGAAGCCTTCTTTCGTCAATTCGGCGTCGACACCCATGGCATAGGCGCGTTGCGATTCCTTCCAATCGAAGAAACCGCGTTCACTCACCCACTCTTGGCTTCTCGGCGGAAGAGAACGAATCATTGCTTCGCGCTGTTGAGCCGGCGTCGTGGGCGCTTGCGGCCGTTGCTGTTGCGGGCGCGGTTCACCTTGCCGTTCGCCGGTCGGCTGCTGTTGCTGCCGAGGCGCGATCCGGGCGCGCATTTGCTGGGCCTGTTCCAGCCTGTAGTTGACGGAGCCGAGTTGCTCGGTCAGATCGACCTGCTTTTCGGTGTCTCCGTCTTCGATCGCCTTCGCAAGCTGGCCACGAAGAGTCGTTTTCTGGGATTCGAGACCAGAGACAGAGTGCTCGAATACCTGGGTTTCGGTCTGGCCAAGACGCTGGCGCAGTTCGTCGTTCTCGCGGGCGAGGCGCTCGGCCTCGGTTTCCACGGACTTGCGCCGGGCCACTTCCTTATTGATCCGGCGTTGGACTTTCTTGGAGTATGTTTCAGCGGGTTCGTCACCGTCGTCATCCCCCTGGCTCTCGCTGTCAGCCGTCTCGAATGGCTGTGGGGTATGCTCGGGCGGTTGGCCGTCGCTGTCGTCGTCGAAAGGGTCTTCATTGGCTTGACGCGATTGCGGAGCGCCTTCGGGGTCGCTGTCCTGTGCGGCGGGGCCACCCCCGTCGAGTTCCACCTGCTGCTCAGGCAGTCCCGAATCGTCTCCGTCATCCTCGAAAAGCTCGGCGTCGCTCATCTCCGCGCTATGGCGTGAGTCCGTCATGGTATTCTCCATGTATGGGGTTCGCCCGGCCACTACAGGGCGTTTGGTGTTACCCGCGGAAGCGGGCGCGAGTGGCGCGCTTTAGGGAGGCTGGGGCCTCCGGTCGTTCAGCGTCGTGCGGCGAGGACGTGCATTTCCTGAACCGTCTCGATCATTGCCGCGCGGGTCATGCGCGTATCCAGGTTCTCGCCGAAATGCTCGAGCGCATGTTGCTCGATGCTTTCCTTGTTCGGGAAGAGAGTTCGGTCGTTCAGATCCGGTAGATCCGGCAAGGGGATAGTCTCGTCCTCCACCACCGATTCCGTAAACGGCACGGGGTCCGCGTCCTCGATCATCTCGACCGGCGCACCGATTACCATGCCGCCGAAACTGTCACGCTCAAGAGAGATGTCTCCGGTGATGCCGTGCTGGGCTGCGAACGCGGCGATTGCTTCCGCTCCGGCCCTACGAAGCTCCCGGTATTCCTTGTCGCTGACACGGCGCTGTTTTGTGGGTGCGGTCATTGTCCGTCCTCCCTACGCGATGCCCGCGTATATGATGAGTTTCTCCGGGCTCTCGGTCGTCGCGAGAATTTCATCGTCGTTGACGAACCGGAAAGTGTGGATGCCGTCCCTGCCCTTCACGAGGGCTTCCTGCCCCGCGTAGCGACCATGAACGACCCAATCGCCGGGCTTACACCATGTCTCTGCTTCATTCAGCACGGTGTTCTGGAATTTTTTATGCTGATAGGCGAGCGGACCCATGGCGACCACCTGGCCCACATAGCGCATGTATTCCTGCGCTTCCATCGTCAGATCGGACAAGATGAGCCCGCCGCGCGTAACCTCCTTGACCTCGATCGGCTCGATCATCAGGCGCCAACCCGCAGGCTTCGGGATATCCGCCAAGGTCAGTCCGTCCTCCGACCAAATCTTTTCCCGCTCGACATTGACCTCTGCGGGCGGTTCGCCCGATCCGACCACATTCCCGCCCGCGTCGAATATTCTCTTGTCCGGCACAGCTAGACTATTCGTCATCGTCCTCGTCGTCCTCGTCAGTTGTGATGTACTTCTCATAGACCTCGGAAAATGCCTCGACGGTGCGCCGCATCCCCTTCAACTCGCCACACAGCGCCCGGTATTCCTCGTAGGTCTTGCATTGGCCGGATGCGATTTTCCCGGCCATGGTGTCCATCTTCTCCCGCATTTCATGCTCGAAGTCCGCCTTGATACCGACACTCACCCTGACTTCTCCGCAATTCTGGTGGCGATCGGCGCCGGGCCTTGGCCCTGCCCGCCCATATAGAGCGCGGCCAATAGGCGAAGCGTATCGGCAAGGCTTGCGCCCGTCTCTTCTGCCGCCCGCGCCAGTTGGCGCGGCTTAACCTGTCTCGAGACGCCCTTCGCTTCGATCAAGTCTCGGGCCATCCGAACGTCAGCGGGCGTCATGGTGTTGCCCGCCTACCCTCTCCCGGGTTTGCATGTCCTGCGCTGCGAGGCGCGCGCGCAGTTCGATGTCCTTGCGCTGAATATCCGCAGCCGTTTCGGCATCGTCGCGCGCCAATTCGGCCTGTAGGGCCGCGTCTTTGCGCTGCTGGTCGCTTTGTGCCAATTGATCCTTACGGGCGATGTCGGCTTGCGCGAGCGCGTCCTTACGTGCCGCTTCGGCCTTGGCCGCTGCCGCCGCCGGCGATTCCTTGTCTCCGCTCCCCGGCATCAGGCTCTTTAGGTTCTGGCTCGCCTGCGCCGCCGCCCTGGCCACCTGCGCATCCAACTCGGGCGGGAGTTCGCTTTTCAGCATCTTCTCACCCTTGCGGCCATGAAACTCAGGGTGATACGGGATGGCGCCGACCTGCTGCTCGATCTGCATTCGATACCCATAGGCCAGGTGTTCCGCCGCATGAGCGTAAACCGACCCCTTGAACATCTTCTGCGCTTCCTCGGGCAAGGTTCCGAACCATTGCATGAGAACCTGCAGGTGAGCTTCGTGGTCTTGATCGTAGTAGGCGCGGATCGGCTTGCCGTGAAGGATCGCCATATTCTCGGACATCGGGTCCAAGCGTTCCGTTTGATCCGGATCCGGTAGCAATTGGTCGGGGTCCGGGATTTTGAGCGCATCTAGCATTCGCTTGTGCGCTTCGTACTTATCGTAGAGTTCCGGCGCTTCCTTTGTCAGTTGCAGAACCGCCTGCCCTTGGGCAATGCGCTGGCTCGACGAAAAGATATTCGGGTCCGAGACCGGCGCCCAGTCAACGCGGCCGTCGAAATCATCGCGGATGACGTGCTTCTCGTTGCCAGACAAGCGGTAAGGATATGCTTGGTCCGGCGGCAATATCTCGTAGTTGAGTTCCGAGACCAGCTTGAATTCTTCGCCTTGG